GAACCAGTTGGGTTCCAATTGTATCTTCTTCGAACGCCAGTTGAGTCGATCTCAGCACCAAAGTTATTTGGATTAAAGAAGCCAGTTGGAGCACCGCCAGCAACGCCAGTTCCATAAACCCACAACTTATTGTTTCCGACGAAGGTAACGCTATGAGTGAAGTTGCCATCAACTGGCATGTTGAAGTTAATGGAGTTAACATACATACCACTCATGATGCATGTTCCGCTTGGCGGACCACCATAAGCTGTTCCAGTTCCCATTATATCAACGGTATCTTGCCAGAAACCAACAGCAATGTTGCACTGCTCATTTGAGAAACGACCGACTAGAGTACCAGTTGTAGCACCTTGGGTTCCAAGAGAAGATAGTAGTGTAGCGCCACACAAAACTTGTTCCATTGTGCACTCAACAGATGGAAGATTTTCTGGTTGGTCAAAAAGCTCTAGTTCACCAAGTTGGAAAACGGTATCGAGGTTAAAGGTTGTGTCTATACCAACGCTTTGTAGGCCGCTAACGGGAATCCAGCCAGTTGTGTAACCAACTATGCCAGTAGCAGTATTTCTTGAAATACCAACTCCGTATGCAGCGTAATATAGTCTTTTGTTGTCAGCCATTTATTTTGTAGTCTCCGTATAATAATACACAACTAGGTAACTATCTCAAAATCAAACACAACTGTAGATTTATAAATAGGCAAGGCTGTATAACCTTCAATTTCTGTTGGGTTATAATCAAAACGACCAGTTTTCCATGGGTAAAGTGAGTATAGTTGATCAGCACTTATTCTATTTTCCACCTGGCCCTTGTGGTCTAGGGGATACTTACGGTTTTCTATAGCATTATTAACGTCAAACATCTTGACGCCCTGACCAGCTAAAGCAAGAGTAGCATCAACTATTGTGTCATGAAGGCCAGGATCTTCTGAGATTATATCAAGCGCTATACTAAAGTTTTGAAGTTTATTAATGTCTCCAAGCTGGAAAGGATCACCATTAGATTGAGAAACGTCTATAAATACAGCTGGCATAAAAGATCTAAGTTCGTTTGGTATTGAATCTACGCCAGATCCAGGGGTATAATTTTCAAATCTTTTAAGGTGCTCTGTAAAAAGAAGTTTGTATTGGCTTGATTTCGTTGGATAAACAAATACTACACGCTCTGATCTATTGCAATAAATAGTGTTTCCGCTTTCAGTAAGAGCATTTGTGAAAACTATGCCACCTCTAGCATAATCAACATAGTATTCAAATTTACCAGTGGTTCCAGTGGGGTAAAAAACGTCATTTATAAAAATACCGCTTACTTGTATTGGATTTGATCCGCCAGTATAAGTTGGTGAAGCATTTTCCCAAACCCAATCGGAGCTTAATCCTTGCCAAAACTTAAATCCAGAGGAGTTAGGAAGCTCGGGGCGATAAGAAGGTTTAAGTACGGCCATTTCACTGCCGTCAAATGATTTTGTTCCAGACTCTATATTGTAATAAGCGCCAATATTTATAAAAGACTCTCGCAATCTCCAAGTGAGATTTTCGCGTATTTGTGCCCTGTTACTGTACTGTCCTAAATAAGTAAGATTCCTGAACATGTTTTATCCTCCTTCTATTCCACGAACCAATTTTAGCAATCCCTGAATTGGTTTGCCCATAAATGTTTCTTGACCTCTTTGAACCGCTTCAAGGATTTGTTTTACATATTCCGATGCCGCGGCTTTATCCTCTGCACTAGCGGCTCTTGAAACAGCGCGGCCTTCTAGGCCTCCAGTCCTTCCCTCTGTAATTACCCCTCTTTTATTTCCACCATATTTTAGCACCTGTTCCTGTAGAGCTACACGAAAATATTGAGCGGCTTCTTCGTTGGCAGTTTTTACAAATTCAACATCGATATTAATATCTTTTTTGCGATTTACCCATGACTTTATAGCAAAAGAACCACCAAATAACATTGTGTGGGTTCCGCTTCGTGATCGCTTGGCAACGTTTTTTAAAATTGTATCTTTAAGAGGCTGTAGTTTGGGGCTTAATGACTGGTTATTTCCAACCCCAGGCCACACACTGTATCCTTGAATATTACCTTTAGAAGGACGAAGCAACCACTCAAACCAGTTTATTTTTTGAGATGTCGATTTTTTAACTTTTTGATCTGAATAAGGAGACAAAAAAGATCTTTTGGAGACGTAGGATATTGATGAGGCAATTTTGTCTAAACTAGTTGCGTTTTTAAATCGTACAGTACCTTCTGTGCCATTTTGGTTTATTTCTACTTTAAAAAATGCACGGGCTTTCTTAAAGATTAAATCTTCAACTTTGCTTTCTTTTCTCAAGCCAAGAGCACCTCGAAGCTCAAGATCATTCATAGCTTGTTTGATGTTTGGATCATTCATAACAAACTCTCGAAATCTGTTAGCTAAATAAGAAGCTGTTTTTTTAGCAGCCACATTAACTGCGCGTTTCATTAATCTAGAAATAGCACCAAGACCACGTAGATCTTTTTGCAGCTGTCTGATTGCGGCAGAGTATTCTGTCTGATCTAATATCAATATTTCAGCGCCAATTTTTGCGCCTTTAGCCATTTGATGTCTCCACCCAATAGGTCTTTACCTGGTGATAACCACCAAGACCATAAGGCACTGGAGCCATTAAAATTTTTACCTTTATTTCCCTACCCTTAAATGACGGATCAAAAACAGCATCTGTACATCTGACTAGATCTGGAGCATACTCTTTTGCGCAAATCATTTTCCACACATTCTCGGAAATACCAGCCGCTGGGTTAAGCTCCTTGTATTCCTTGTTGGCTCCGTAGACTCGTGCAATTATTGTTTTTGTATTTTCTAGTATCTTTAAGCCAGTGGGCGCTATTGGTAAATTAGAATTACCTATACCAGGAACAAGTCTTGGGTTTGATCTGCCACCAAATCCAGGCATAAAGGCTTCTTTTTTACCTATTGGGTCTTGAGAAACAGAAGTCGTAGCCTCAAAAGCATGAGCAAAAACAAGCTTGCAAGACATACCAAAGCCATCAGTCAAGTCAGTTGCTATACTGCGCCACTCTGCTTTTATTGCGCTTAACTCTGAACTTGACAGATTTCCCATATTTATCTCCTACTAATTGTTGGCCAGTAAAAATCGACGCTTGTTTGACCAATATTGGCGCTTTCGTAAGCTCCAAAGATGGCCTTAAGTGTTGCACGATTACCTCTCTCCCATGCCCAGCGAGCCTTCTCATAATTTTCTAGATACATTTTATAAGAATCGCCACGAGCTTTTAAGGCCGCGGTTCCATCGTAAGAAGTAACATCGTCTCTAATTTTTACACCATATTTTGCTGCATCTCTTCTCATTTCAGACATGGAAACTATTGCCCCAGCCTTAAATACAAATAATGCAGCAATGGCTGTGTCTGTACCGCCAACGATTGGATCTGGTGATATTGTGTTATTGGCTGTATCTATACGAAAAATATTAGACATTAGCTGCACTTCTGCAACAACAGCAGCAGCGCCTAAAACAATAAAACTTTGAAGAATTGCGTCTGTATATCTTTGTGGCGAATCTAAATCGCCTATATAATAGCGCAATCTTTCTGGTAAAACATCTGTCCAGCTGTTTACTGTTGGCATTTTTTAGATCCAGTGATCTTTTGGATATGTTTGAATGTAAATTACTTGAACACCCATGTCGCCAGTAACTGTTTTTGCCCATGCATTTCTTACTGTGCCAATATTTTGACCGCCAAACTGTATACTATCGCCAGAGCCAAGAGGAAATCCTGTTTCTGCCGACCAGCTTCCAGAAACTGGTATGTTGTAACCAACACGAATCGCTGTTGGTCCTGGGTTGTATATTAAAATAGACTCAACAGGCTCACCATGGTGACCACTTTCTGAAGCAAAAACATATCTGCCGTTTGAGTCTATTCCAGGCCAACCTGTGGCAAATGGCTTAATTGTTTTGTCGTATACAAATTGATTTGCTACGATATTTTCAGAAGTTAAACCAATTATTCCGTATGTAATAAATTGCTGTACTCTGGGATTTTGATAAACTATAGCGCGATTCGTCACTCCGCTAACATTGCTTGGATTTGTAGGGGCTAATGGCATTTTTTCCTCTAATTGAAATACACAAATAAAAATCCCGCCCCAAAGGGACGGGATTCTTAATAGTTGCGTTAGCTTAACTCAGAAGGAGCCAGCGAGGATGTAGCGAACGTCAAGGCAAGCCCATCCACCTTCCATAGAACCGTAGAAGCCAACTAGGCCGTGTCTGTGGAGGTTTTCATCTTCAGTGATCTCGATCTTCTGAGACACTGGGTGGATGAAGGACTTGTCGGGCTGAGTCAGGTCAAGGCCGATTACTAACTCTTCGTCCTGTGTAGGCGAAGTAGCTAATTGTCCTCCTAGAATACCTGTGTAGTAGAGTTGGTACTCTTGACCAACACCAAGCTCATCAATATCATGGAAGTTTACGCCATACATACCACGAACGGCGCCTTCTTCGCTTCTTTGGATGGAGCTTCTGATGTCGTCAGAAACTAAGCTCAGACCCCACGCGCTCATGTCTTCAAATGCCTCTGGAGACATGTAAAGATCGGTGAGCTTACGACGATTAGTGCTAGTGGAGTTGCCACCACCGTTTCTACGAACGATAGTCTTCATGAGGCTAACAAGCTTCGGGGTAAAAGAACCCGCTGGAGCGTCAGCGTCATAAGCGGCGATACCACGACCGTAGGCAGCAGCAAGAAGAGTCTGCCAACCGTCGTCGTTGTTCTTCTTAACGAAGGACATGTTGAGAACTTCGATCATTCTACGAAGAACGTCGAATCTAGCGTTCTTGAGGAACTTTCTGGTGCAGTCAATTGAGCTGCCTATCATGTAGGTGTTCAATTGAATGTAATCAGCCTCAACTCTACGCATTGGGATCTTGCCGTGGTCTGGAATGACGTAGGCAACGTGATCCTTCTCTGTGCCTGGAGCAAGAAGGTCGAGTGGGATTCTAAGATCATTGGTGGTGCTGAAGTCTTCGGTTACGAAGATATCAGAAACAACGTCACCCTTGAGTACACCCTCTCTGATTGGGCCTTCAACAGCCTCAGAGTAGTTAAACTCGTTCAGGGCTGAAGCAATACCCTTAGCAATTTGAGCTTGCGCTCTCATTGAAACGGCCTTATCGTTGCTACCAGCATCGGAAAGCAGCTGCTTTGCTGCATCGGTTAATTCTTGTGTTTCTACGCTGTCTTTGATTTCGTTATTCATTGTTTTTATACCTTTTTTATTTTAGATCAGCGCAATTATCATAGATCAACGTAAACCTTAGCATAGCCATCTTCGTCTTGTCTGCTTAGGAATTTACCAACAACATACGAGCCTGAGGCGCTGTTAAGCATTCCTCTAGATACCCAGTCTTGGGTGGCACCTGTTGGCTGAAGCATGTGGAGAGTACCTGATGCTACGCTAGTTATAAATCCGCTTGGGCCAGTAAATGCTGGTGCTCCTGGTGTAATTTTAACTACTACAGCGCCAATGGTGTCCACCACTCTATTTGTTACAACGTAGCCCTTCTTTAGTAGGGTGACCTTATCACCAACTTGAACCTCGCTCTTGTATGGATTGAGTATCTGTCTAGTGAGATCGATGTTTACTACATCGTTGAGGAGAACACCAATAGGACGGACGCCAGTACAAGGGAGACCGTACCAAACTTGGTTTGCTGCTTGGTCCATAGCGGCACCAGAGGCAACGTTGCTTGCAGCAGTGTTTACCCCAGTCGCGCTGACCCAACCACCACGCTCGCCACCGTAACCAATACCGGTAGCCCAGAAATAAGAGATGTCTACGTCGAGTTCGTTTCTATCAGGTTTTAATGCCATTGTTTTACCTTTGTTTTATTATACACAAATTTAAAATTTGCTTTAATTATTTTCTTCGCAGCGCATGAGCTATGAGATTTTTCGCCACGTCGGCCTTGTTCTCATGCTTTGTCGCTACAACAAAATTTGGTGTTTGAGCTTGTTGCTTCTTTGCTTGTGAAATTGCATGAGAAGCCTTTGCTACTATTTCTTGTTCTGTAATTACTTTTTCGATCTTTGAGCTGACTTTGCTTACAGCCTTACGGAGTTCGGCAAAAGACGCTTCAGACATAGCCTTTAACTCTGGTAGATCTTCTTCTGTGTAGCTTTCGCCAACAATTTCACGCATTTCGGTGAGTCTGTCTTGTGCAACCTTGTTATCATATGCCTCTTCAATAATTTGCTCAGCTTGAGCCTTAAAACTCTCTAGCTCATCAAGTCTTGAAAGCTTGAAGTTCATATTTTCAATGTGTGAAGTAGCCAAAACAATTGCTTGTTCTGCGTATGCGAGCTGCTCTTTAAGCTCGGTGATTTGGGCGTTTTCTGTGATTTTTTGTTCGGACATTTTTTCCTCTTTATTTTTATACACTTCTTTTGTTATATTTGAAACATTTGTTATCTGTGATCTAGTTGTAATTGCACCCCCTTGATTTGGTGCATCAGAACGACCTGTAGGAAGACCAGTGTCGGGATCAAAGGCGCCAGAACTTGGATTCCTTGGGAGACCAGTTTCAGGATCAATCTCAGGATCTGAATCACCCTCTGGTTTGTCTATATAATAAGAGGTTTCTGATTCTTGTGAAATACCAAGCTCTTTAAGAACAAAACGAAGCTCGCGCTCGTCCTCGCATGGACGATACTGTGGTATTGCCATTTGCTTTTCAAGATCTGTTGGGTCTGCAATCAGCGCAGAATAAAGTAGTGGCTTGTCACCATGTCTATCTTCTTGATACAAGTGATATCCAGTACACCCAAGCTTAATTTTACCAACAGATTCAGCTTCTTTTGCTGTAAAGAACATGAAACCGTCTGATGGTGCGGTATATGTTGTTGGCATCTCTCTTTTGTTTTTGAGATCTTGTGGGGTGTCTGTTCTAGAGACATTTGAAGTATCGTCCATCATCTCTGCAGGGTTTAGAATAGCACCAGGCTCCTGAACAGTTGAGATTGGAGAATTTGCGTCCATAAGCTCCTGCGCTGTTTGAGCAAAAATTATGCTGTATATTTTGTTCTTTTTCTTGTTCGCTGGCTCGTATACAACGCCTTGGCCAGAAAAAGTTATTTTCTTTAGCCATCTACCAATTTGATATTTCTGACCTTTATATTGAGTTGTACCCTTGCCGCCAAAAGCAATAAGATCCTTTGACATCTTTGAGTTTGCATCAGTTCTGTCAAGGAATATAATTTGAGAATCTTCGCTGTTTCTTAAAGCATAACCGAAATCTTCAAAGAAGCATTCCATTGAAACGAAAAGCTTGCCGTCTTGAATTCCCTTTTTAATTTTTTGTGCATAGGTTGGAAAATAACCAGACCAAATAATACCGTCTTGTTTAACGTGTATTTTTCCACTGCACGCTCTAGGATCGCTGCAAGAAGCGTCTTCGGCTTTAATTATATTAACTTCAGGGACATCACCCTCAACTAGGGTAGTCTCAAGCATGACGCCGATATTTTCATTTTCGGTATCTTCAGAACCCTTATGCATCCAATTTATTGGTTTAAATTTTGCAGTAGAATATCTTGATAGAATTTCTTCTGAAGTAAAGACATCATCATTTGCATTCCATATATCACTTACAAGTATTGAGGATAATGTAGTTACATCATCCGTTGGCTTGTATCCATTGGGTGCAATAGAGGCAATTGCGCATGCATTCCCTTTGCAGACATTATTTAGCGAATCTGTTTTTACTGAAATATCAGTAACCAAAGTAGAATCGCACTTTGTTTTATTGTTAGCTACAAGTGACGCTATTTCTTTTTCGCCTTCAAAGACCTTCATGATTTGATATACACATTAGTTTTAAAGACTAAAAGCTCTATAATATTTCATGCACACCAACACTCCAGTCCTGAAAGTATTTGTTAAAAATCAATTTCTATATAATATGGACGAAGATATAGAGGGGTTTACGGAGGGGTACATTTTTGGTGTTAAATCAATGAGAGCACGAGCGCTCCTTTTTCATGTAATGTTGAAGTCTGGAGCACACTGGCGTGGTCTTCCCATTCATTCAATGTGGTGGTACAAGCCTAATGCTGATGAAAAAATTGAGTACTATGATCTTGAGAATCTACAGCTATGGGATTGTTTTACGGAAAAGACACAGGTAATTCAGTGGGATTATTTACTTGGGCACCAGTGCGATTGCTTTTTAAGAAACAAAAAGGTAGTGGGTGGTGAGTATTGGTGTTCAGTGGAGTGGCTCAAGGATGGAAATCCAGACACATCTTTTGTTAGCACATCGGACCAAGATAAATGCGCTCATTTAATAAAACTAGATAATGGTCAAATTGCAGCACTTCCAACAAATAGAATTGCTTTTAAGGATGCGTACTTTATTGGAAATAAACCAAATCCAGGGGCGTGTGGATATCGTGTTTCTGAATCAAATTGGAGTGCAGAAACATGTGATCGTTGGTGTGTTTCTGAGGACAATGGTGTATTTTATCTAGATGAAGAAGAAAAAGAATGCAATTCGCAACAAGAATAAAAAGCCGCCTGAGGCTATGTTTTATTACTTTTGTGCGTTTTTGGAATCAGACGGAGACGTTTATCCGCTTCTTTTAACTAAAGATGAATTAAAAAGAGCAAAGCGACGAGCTGAAAAAAATAAAGAAGACGTGCCTTCTTCGTTTTTGGTTTTTCAGTATATTGATGGTACATTAAAAAAAGTTAATAGTGAAAGCCTAGATCAGGCATAAAAGCTAGCGTGCATAGCTATGGCTAGCCGAATCCCAATTAGGCTTTCACGTAGTCTCTTCCTTATTTTCCGCTGGCTCGTCTTTTACATCGCCATCATCGCAAAGCAATGGTTTTCTAATAAATTCTCTATATGCCCAAAGCAGTGCTATAAATGCAACAGGGGCATACCAAAAAAGCCAACCATAGCCAGTTGTATCAGTTGATTGATGCTCAATTGATTTTTTAATTGATAACATAACTGCACTGTCACCAGTTTGGTCTGGTATTATTTTTGGTGTAGTGTCGCAGGCAACTATTGAGTGCACAAGAAAAATTGGCCAAATTAGTTTGGGTATTGATTTCATGACTTCCTCGCTGCTGCAGATGTGCCAAAGTAAAAACCAACAATGCTTAAAAGTATCTGTCTATTTTCAGATGAGTATAAAAATCCATTTACTTCAACAAAAAACTTGCGAGTTGTTTCTGGAACTATCCCAAAAAGAACTTCTGGATTTTTTGCATCTACCTCAACAAAAGTTGGAACACCAAAGAACGGAAGTATAAATGGTGCCGCTATTGATCCGAAAAGAACAGTTAGTACTATTAGCTGTCTAACACCTTTACCAACATCAATAGGAACTCGCTTTGATGCTTGATCTTGATTAGATGTCGTCTGCCGGTTTGCTTCGAGCGCTCTTTCGAAAAGCTCTTTTTCATCCTGTCTTTTTTCGGCTAGGTATCTAAAAACAAACCCTAGAGTGCTACCGCCGATCATTGATAAAAGCTCAATTGGCATATTTGCCTCCTGAGCTAATACACAATTTTTAATTGTTATTTACTTAAGTGCTCTTTTTATCAGCCCGAGTTTTTTTCTTAACTTTTCTTGTAACAGTATCTTTTGATCCATCGGGGCGACCAGCTTGACCTGGTGGTTCTTTTGCACTAGGTAGTTCTTGTCGCAACTGCTGCAGTTCTTTTGCCTTTTTATGATTGCTTTCAGGAATAATAGTTTGAATGAACGGGCTAAGCTTATCAAGAACTTCACCATCTTTTCGAGATTCGCTTTCATTCTTAACTCTAGTTTTTTCAATATTCCACATTTCACCAATCTTTTCAAGAATGGTTTGATTAGATATTATATTTCTATCAGCAAGCTCTATTAGCAATTTAAAATAACTTGGCTGATCAAACAAGTTATCATTGTTAAACCTAACTGTTGGTTTATCTTGAAACCCCATATCATCGCAAATCTGATTTATTTCTATTGTAATCCAATCGGACATTGCTCTTCTAACACAATCTATCCGCTTCATTAAATTTCTTAAGCCAATAAATGAATCTGAGCTTCCTGGGACATTGCTATCACCACCAATTAAGCTTTTATGCACACCCAAACCAAGAAGCATTGACTCATAATTTTCGTCAAAGTTTTGAAGCTTTTCTATTGGCGGAAAGTACTGCTGATAATCAAGCATTGAATCCCAAATGACATCAAGTGTGCCACCAGTGTGGTTTTCGAGTATCTTTGCTAATTTTACTATTGACCCAGTGTCTGGTAAAATTTCTGATTTGTGATCACCAAGCTTCCAAAGACGAACAGAGTTATACCAGCTGTCAAGAGCGCTTATCTTTGCCATACGCAATTTTTCATTGTATATGACATCGTGCAAAATACTAAATATAAAGCTTTTTGCCCATATTTCACTGTCTTTTTTCTTATAGTGAGCAACGTAAACCTCATCTTCTGGAATTGGTATTACTGTCTCTCCTATATTGCTTTTATCACCAATTAACTTCTTGATTTCCTCTGGCACGCTCTTAAGTATGCTTTTATCTTGTGCGTAAGCATCTTTTAAGTCTTGAACCTGGGATGAACTTACTTTAATTCCCCAGCGTTTTACGCCAGAAAAAATAGCAAGCTCGCCACCAAGAAGACGTATTGTTTGTGGGTCATAAAAAACGTATTCTGTTGGAATATCAATTTTTTCAACAGCATTAGCTCGTTTCATTCTACGTGCTGTAGGAGTATCAATTTGCGATGTCTTTCTTCGAACAACAACATTCCCCTCAACAACAAAATAATTGGCAAATCTTTCAGCACGCTCTTTTAAGGAGACATTATTAGACCAAACTTTAAAGAAGTTGTTAATGTTTTCGTTTTCACTTACAATTTCAAGACCCTCAACTGCTGTTTCGGTTATTAGATCAACAACCGATCTAATGACACCGACGCTTTGATAAGCGTTTCGGCAGGAGGTCATTATATCATTATCTTTATCTGGAATTCTCTCGTGCGGTCTAAATCTTTCGTATGTCGTTCTTGTAAATGGCGGACGAACAGAAATGTTCTCTTCAAGATTTGAATAGAATCCTGCAACAGCCATGTCTTGACCAGCCATAGCCTTGCCAAGCTTGTTTAGGCCATCTTGTTTATCTGCATCTGGCGATATATAAAAGTTCTGTTCCTCTGACATGTTACACCATTATAGCTATTTGTTTAATACACTAATACGCTATGTTTCCCTGTCTGCCTTCTTCTATAGAAATATTTGAAGATCTTGGGGTGCCTTTCATCTTTCTCATTCCACGACCTTGATACATAGCATCTGAGCGTATGTTGTTTTGCACTATATATTTTGAAGAGTATCCACCAAAGGTAGATATTTGCTGCTGCGGCTCAGTATTAAGATTTCTTGCAGCATCATTTGCTAACAAAAGGCTTGTAAAATGGTCTTTTTTAAGTCTGAGCTTTACGCCCTCTGTCACCACCCCTTTTATCCTTGGCAGATCCCATCTTTTTTGTCCTTTAGCTGTGGTTTGTTCCTGTATCAAGGTGGTTTGATACTTACATTCTTCTATCTCGGATAGTATGTTATCGTGATTGTAATCATCATCCGATTCCAAACCAAGTATTTTTGCCTGCTCTATTCCCAAGGCATCGTATTCTGGAAAGAGTATTTTCATAGTTGTGATATCTTTAAGCAGATTAAAATGTGCTCCCTCATACCACTCTCTAGAGGAAAATTCGATTACCTTGATAACGTGCAGGCCAACTTTATCAGAACACTCTTCGTCATCCATATCGTATATGCAATACTCACCTTCTTTGAGTTTAGAATGGTCCTTTAGACCCTCAAGAATGGATCTACCACCACCACCAGAGTCTAAATGCATTCTAACTATGTTAAATCTGGCAAAAAGCTCATGTATCTTTCTAAGAATAAAGGTGTTATAATCAGATATTTCTTTGTATCTATCAGGATGCTTCTTCTTATCAGCTTCAAATCGCTTTCTGTTAGTGCTCCAGCAAAAAACAAGTTGTTTAGCGTTTTCTGTTACTTTGATAATGCTGATTGCAAGATTGTCTCGCTCGGATGCTGGGTCAATTCCAAGAACATATTTAGCTGTTTTGTCTCCGTATGACTCAACAGTAAAAGATATATCTCCCTCGGGAGTTTTAATTGGGCTTGTGGCGGCATATATTGCAGACGCTGGATAAAATCCTTCTGAGTCTTTTGCAAACACACAGCCATATTCCATTTTGAAAATGACAGAATCCATTGTAGCCCTACCTTGATTTAAAATTGTTTCATCCATAATACCAGGTGGCATTTGATCAAAAGGTATTCTGACTATTGCGTATTCACTTGGATTAATTCCTGATTTTCCATCAGAAGCTATAATGTTTGCATAATCTTGATAGTATTTATAAAAATGATTAAATTGATAGCTAACAGTACCAGCTAGTATTATTTGATTGCCTTTATTTTTTAACGTGTCATCTACGGCGTCTTCACCAAGAGTTTTTTCGATGGCTCTTCGTATATATTCTTGTTTTACTTTCTCAAAAGTATTTTGGCTTTGTACTGCTGCGAAGCCTCTAATTACAACCTCAAAAATATCAGGGTTAACTGACGCAAACTCGTCAACAATAATTACATTTGCACGCAGACCTCTGATTTTTTCACCTGTACCAATTGGAATACCCATGATCTTGCTGTCACCAAGATCCCAGTTGAATCCAAGCACGCTTCGTTTTGGCCCATTGTTTGGTCCGCATATATCTTGAAGAACGGGGGCGTTCTTCCAAATATTTTCCATAGACTCAAATACTAAACCAGATTGTCTTAAACCAGCACCAGCAATTACTATTTTAGAGCCTTGATTAAACATGGCTTTTAGTATTGCCGTTATACCAAGCATGGTTGTTTTTGCACCACCTCTAGTTGCAATCAAAATCGGAAGTCTTTTATTCCATATTTCGTTTAATACCGCCATTTGATACGGGAATAAATTAACACCAAGAAAGTGTTTTGCAGTAAATCCAACATATCGTGGGTCCATCCCCATTTTAATAAGTTCTTCAGCGGTTCTTTCTTTTGGTGCGTATATATCTATAGGATTAGATATATCAAGAGATCTAGTGTCTCCAAGCTCTAGATATAAATTATCAAGATACTCTTGGCTCAGATTCATTTTTAACTTCTCCTAATATTGATCTAAACATATTACAGGCATATCGTCTTGCAAAATACTTGCTGCTCAAAAATAAAGTTTTGATACCCCACTTGTAATCTATCTCTGTTATTCGAGAAAGTAAAAAGTCTGGTGGTAAGGTAAAGTACATTCCTTTTTTTGGATTTCTTCCCATGTATTTTGCATAGGCGTCATGAAGATCGTCCTCTACTATTATTACCGCTCTTGAATATTTTTGAAGGCCATCTAGCTCTCTTTGAAATCTTTCCCAGTTTTTTCCAACATTACCCAAAAGCTCTTCTACAGACGCTTTTCTTTCAATTATAATACTGTTTTTAAACTCTGGAAGATCGTAACCATCTAGAGTGTAATCGCCATACTTAAGATTTTTTACTGTAACATTTTTTACAAAAAACTTGGACGGTAGCTTTTCAGTAAAGTCCCATGGTTTTTTTTCTTGATTATCAATGATTACGTTTGCGTACGTAACGCTCTCTAGTGTTTTTTGGGCCTTCTTTAGCGAACCCTTGTTTCCGGAGTTCATTTATCCTCTGTATTTCTTCGGTGTTTTTTTGACAGATTATTTTAAAAAACTCCGATTCAAACTGTTCTTCTTTTCCAGTTACTTGATCATGATGTTTTTTACAAAGCGTTATACCATTAAATTTTTCTGTTCTTAGCCTAGCAGAGCTAGCGTATTTTTTTATATGGTGAACTTCAAGATCGCGTTTTTCACTGCACCCAGGAAACTGACAACAAAACCCATCTCTTTTAAGAACTTCTTTTCTGAAGCTCCAATACTCTGGTGAGTATCGACCATCTCTACGCCTGAACCTGGGTTTCCTCAACCTTTTCTTTGCCACTATTATTTAATACACTTTGAGAGTAATTAATACTGTAATCGTGTTGATACATCTCATAAAGCAAGTCACGCCAGGTGTATTCTGGTTGCCACCCTAGCTCTCTTTTAATTTTTGATGGGTCTCCACAAAGAACATTTACCTCTAATGGTCGATTAAATGCTGGATTGATTTTGCAGGCTTCATTTGGGTCAACTCCAGCAATGCCACAAACATAATCAAGGGCGTCTTTAATTGAAATTGTTTCACCGGTTGCAACAACATAATCGCTTGGTGCTTGAGCCTGTAGCATCATCCACATAGCTCTAACATAATCTTTAGCGTGACCCCAATCTCTTTTAGCCGCAAGATTTCCAAGCTCTATATGGCCAGAAAGACCAAGTTTATATCTTGCTATTCCACTAGTTATTTTTCTAGTCACAAAATCAAAACCACGTCTAGGACTTTCGTGATTAAATAGAATGCCACAACAAGCATATATTCCGTATGATTTTCTATAGATATCAACGATGTTGTGAGCGTATAGCTTGGCCGCAGAATATGGGCTTCGAGGAACAAATGGTGTTGTTTCAGATTGTCTTTCTGTTATTCCACCAAACATCTCTGATGTAGAAGCTTGATAAAATCTTGTGTGTGGAGAGTGTTTTGCAATTGCCTCAAGAACAATTGTAACCGCAGTTCCATTTACATAAGCGCAAGAGATTGGCTCTTTAAAGCTTTGTCCAACATGAGACATTGCTGCAAGATTATAATATTCGTCTGGTCGAATATGAGAAATAATACTGAAGACACCAGAAGCATCAGTTATATCAAGATTGATCTGATGAAAGTCTGTATGTCTTTCTGCAACCGCCATATTTGATGCGCTCTTTTCCGTAGAGCTGCGGCGATATATTCCATATACCTTGTAGCCTTTTTCTAGTAAAAGCTCTGATAGATATGATGCGTCTTGTCCAGGACAACCTGTTACTATTGCTGTTTTCATTGTTGATCTCTAACCTTTGCTATTGTTTCGGAGTCCATTAACTGTGGGGCCAATTCTCCATCCATAAACTCTATTGCGTTTCGCATTTCGTCTTTTTTCTTTTCCATTGAAATACGAAGCAGTTCTGCCATACGACCCTCTTTTTCTCGTGTTTGCATTGATTCAAACTTTTTGCAAAGAGAAAAAAACGTATCTCCACCAACCTTGCCCTTTTCTTCTCTTTGCCGTCTTGTGGCATTTAGTGTTTCATTTAACTTTGTAGATTTTTCAAGTAAATCTTTATACTCTTTATTAAGATCGGTAGCCCTTATTGAAGAATTAAATACCTTTTGGTAAAGCTCTGCCTGTTTTGGGTCAGATAAATCAAGATCTTTAATATCAACAATTTCATTTTCAGCCATTATAGAATCTCGTATTCTCATGGCTTCGTAATAATCTTTTTGATTTTTGTCTATTCTTAGCTTTAAAAATATAAGCTGCTCAACGGTGTTTTGTTCTGTGTGTGTTAAATCTTCAAGTTGAATTTTATAATTTGCCCATTCTTCGGCAAAAAGAGTCCATTCGTCTGGCGGAAGCTGTTTTTTAATTCTACCACCCCTCGGGCTTGTTTCAAAAGAGCGAACGTGAAAGTCAAATATATCTCTATTATAATTTTCTCTGCGACCCTCAACTATAACAACCGGATCTTTAGTCGCATTTTTCATCATGCCAATGCTTTTTCTATAGCGCTCAACTGTTTTTACAGAACAGCCAATATGTTTGGCTATTTCAGCATCAGTTTTATATTTACAGTTATTCTCTATATAAACCTTATCAGCTTCTTCAATTCGCTTTGCCATCTGTCCACTCCTGCATGATTTGTGATATTTCTATTCTGAGTTTGTTTTTATAGTATGAGTTTACTGGTTCTTCAGATAAGCAGGCTCTATATATTTCTCGCCCCTCTTTAGATAAACGAGATTCCATAAAATCTTTTAGTTCAGCAAAAACAACGGAGTTTTCCGTTTCATTTTTGCCAGTTGCTGGTTCGTATGCAATAGCGTCTTCTTTTGTGTTTCTTGCCTTGGCGCTTAAAGAGACTCGTGCTTTCTTGTGTTGTTCATTAAGACTACCGCAATGGTCTCTATAAAAATTTTTAAGTCTATTTTTTACAACACGATTGAGCCATCTTTCTAGCGAATTAATATCATCCCAACCAGCGCCTTTTTCTGGTTCATAAAATTTTAACTGTTGCATGCATATTAAGCGAGTCTGTGATGCTATATCTTCTACTGTCATATACGCAAATGTTTTTGTCATATGCGTTTGCGCTATTTTTTCAATAAGAGACAAGACCTCTTCCCTTGAGATTTTAGCCCCAGAAGTTTTTGAGAATTTTTTCAAAAAGATGGCAACTGTGTCTTTCTGAGGCCTTTTCACGTTCTATTATAGACTAGAAAGGTGTATTAATTACAGGAGAATATTATGCAGGATAAAAAAGAAAGATGGAGTGAAGAACATAAGAACTTTTTAAAGCTAGAAGCTGGAAAAATGAGAGACTGTGAAATAGCGTCAACTTTGGGTAGAACACTAAAGTCAATACGTGAAATGCGCAGGCGCATGGGTCTTGTAAAGATGTGCGGTAGAGGAAGAGTCGAGTTGCGACCAATACAACAATCGCAGATTTAAAATGTCTCAACAAAGACCACCAGAACTAACATATGATATAAATCTTTATGCTTATGGCAGAGACGAGGCATCAACAACACTTGAATGTTATACTGGCGGTCTTTTATTTCCATTCCTTGAAGACGTTAAAAATGGAACGCTAACTTATAGTTTATCATACAAAGCCGCTGGTGCGCCAAGTTTTACAGTAATTTTTTCGTACGTAGATAATGAGGGTGGAGAACGACCGTTTATTACAAAAGAATATTGGCTGTATACTCATAAGCACGGATCAACTGCTAGTGGTCAATATAAAGTTGAGGTAGCTAGTAGCAGTCCACTTTTGACATATACTTCTAATATTGTTACCGTACCAGCATTTTATGGATTGGGAATTAAAACGACAAGATCTTCTAGTAATAGGGCTGTAAAAAGCTCAAAAAAAACCAGAAACGAAGTGCCGAAATTTTAAATGCCTACAATTACTACAAGTAACCGAACAGCAAGCTCCGTAGTATTAAACGGTTCGGGATTTCAAACCCCACTTTCAAGCTGTCCACCTCAAGCCGTAATGATTTACGATGCGCAAAACAATGTTCTTCAAGCTACTTATTTGGCAGGCGGCGGTGTTTTGACTGGATACTCTTGGCAGATTACTTTAACGGGAATAACAGACGCTGGATTTTTTGCTACATACTCTATTGATGCAGAAGACAATCCAGGGTGCTATCAGTTTGGATTTTATATAGCTCCATTTGCGGTTCCTGAAAATACAGTTAAAAAATTTAAAACAGTATTCTCAAAAATAACAAAGGGATTATCGTATAATTCAACTCAAAGTCAGCGCAGAAAATTTCCGACTATTTAATTTATTGGGTTGTTTAGCATTATCGGCCCACCACTTAAACTAACCATTTCTATAATTTCTGGAATCGTTGGTATCATAGGTCTTGCTGGTGGTGCTGTTGTTGCGCATGGATTTGTTTTTGCAATTTCTGGATTTGATGGTGTAAAACTACCAATTGAAGTTGGTATAAATGTTCCGCCAGACCTTATTATTGCAATCATTGGTTCTTTTCTGTCTCTTTGGGTTTGATTATACCAGGTTGAGCTAATCATCTGGTTTGCTGCTTCATTATAATCGGGTGGGTTTTTAGTTAGTGCTTTTTTTAACTTAAGAAATTTAGTTATATTTGTTTGGTAGCTTAAACTTACTAAAACACACTGAACTGGGTACGGTAGTCTAGACCAGCTTTCTGGTCCAATAAAATTGAAAGCTGCAGTAAAAGCTTTTTGAACATCGCTTTCTGCCCATTGCCACGCAAGATCAACAGAAACTGGTGACTGTTGTGTTCCAGGCATTGGGCTATTGCCATTTCTTGATCCTGGCGTATTAGCTATTGGATCTGGATCAGATTCTATTCCATCCATTACAGTAGCAAAGTGTTGACCTAGTCTATTTTGAATTCTGCTTAGAGAAACCTTGTTTGTATCAATTAGCGTGCCAATTCCTACAGTCCAGTATCCTTCACTATCTTTATAGCGGTATGGTCTATATCCCTCCCAGAATGCAAGAAGGCTTTTCCAGTATGCATTAAGCTTAAAACAAGGAATAGGTGCGGGCTTTGGTTTTTTCGGTGGTTTTGCTGCTGGCTCGGCTGGCAATGGTGTAAAAACTGTTGGTTCTGGCTTTGCGACGCCAAGCACGATACTAAGTTTATTAATAGCGGAAAAATCCATATTGTTAATACACAAAAGAATAACCCTCCTGTTAAGGAGGGCTATTTTAATTGCTTTTTCTAGTGATGTTAGTCCGACCGGCTTTCCCGGGTCTTGATTGGGCCACCAGGGGTATCTCTATAGAACTCAATTCTTGTATGTGGAACAGGTGTACGTGCATCAAAACAGACATCCGACATATAATTTGGATTTTCTATCATCCTTTGGCGCGCCCACCAGCAAGTCGAATACTGTGGATAATCGTCAGTTGGAGCTGGTGGACCGAAAGTCTCTTCTGGACGCCGTGGAGTTTGCATCGGACGGTCACGTTGTCTTGCGCATTCGCCTGGGGTGATTGTTACTCGCCCATTGGTCTTAACACTGCAGTCTGCGTTAAGTTCTTGGCACTCACAAACTATTTGACCTCCTCTTGGCATTGTTGTGCAACGCTCACGACCAAGGCATCCCAACTGCTTAGCTGCTTGAATTACTTGAGTTAATTTTTGAATTGATTTTTCTAAAGACATAATGGGTTTCTTCTTCTTTATTATACACAAAAAATAACCCTCCTGTTAAAGAGGGCTGTTTTAAAATATTTCTAATTACATTATGTTATTATCTCTGGAAATCTAATTGGGGCTTGGCATCTCCACCCATCATCCCACATTCTGCAAAAACTACCATCTGGACACCGTGCAGTAACACAGAAAGTAGAAGTATTGCCAACTATTTGCTCAACGCATTCGCAGTCTTTGACTTGATTATCAGAGTCAACAATCTTAACTGGACCATAAGTTTTTGGTTTCTTTGGTGTTCTTGGCCCTGCTGGCCCTCCCATTAAAGATGGGTCCATTGTTGCGGCAGTAATTGCATTTGTAAGTTTTTGAATTGCTTTCTCTAGTGACATAGTTATTCCTTATTTTTTATACACTAACTATTAAAACATAACAGGCAGTGTTATGCATTCACTCCATCTACATGGAACTGCTACTGGTCCGCTTGCAGAAATAGCGCCACCAGGAATAGATCTTTGATAAGTAGTGCATTGGCAACCGGGAGCGCGACCAGTCTCTTCAAGACAGCCCAATATTCTTATATTAGGATTACTAGTAATTTGTGCTCTTACGCCTGCGCATTTGGAAGTCCCGCTGTTATCGCGAGGAAATTGGTCGTCGCCAGGTAACCAAGGACTAGTTGGTGCTGACATACGATTGCTAGCTGCTTTAATTACTTGTGTTAAACGATTTATAGTATTTTCTAGTGACATTAATTATATATCCTTTTTTTTATTATACACTTATTATTTAGTTAGGTCAACATTTGGCATTTATAGTGTTTCGTATGAGTCTGGTACAAGCACCGATGGTTTAGTATAACTTGGTTTTGGGGTTGGTTTGCTAGTCTTAGTGGTTGTTTTAATTATACCGCGTCTAATAAGATCAGATCTAAGAGCCTGGTAGGCACCAGAGTACATACCCTTCCCCATGTTGCCACACTTCATATTAAAAGTATCTGAAAATGATCGAACTATTTGCTCAACACACTCAGAAGACAACTGTTGAGTTTTAGCCTTTATTGCTATATCAGAAGCAATCTTTGATATATCTGTTGGCTTCCAATTGCAGCGTAATACTCTTTTGGCGGGGCTAATTTTCATTAGTGTGCAAGGAACCACAGCGTAATTTTCTCTTACAGCTGTTGCCAGCTTAGCAATTGCAACAATTAATTTTATTTGCACGGTTTTCTTCCCTCTATTAAATCTCGGTTTTTAAGAAATTTGTTTTTAAGGTCGTCTTTTTTATTATCGAACAACTGTTTTCTTGTACGAACATTTGTTTGGTACGGGTCGCAGCCGCCAGCGTAAAGTTCATTTTCTTTTTCTACAGCTAAAGAATAAAGAATTTCATTATGCTTTTTTTCAATTGTGCATTTTTCTGCGCTTCGCCGTGCATCAAGACGCGCTCGATTTGATGGAGGTCCCATTGAAGGATCCAAGACTGGGGTCAGAACCGCTGGCATAACAGCACCACGACCACGTGGTGGCCTCATAGATCCACCACCACCGTCTTGGTTTGGGCTACTAGCACCACCTGTTAAAGGATTTTTATTACCCTCAGGAAAAAAAGAAGTTTCTCCTTCTGGAGCACATCGCTCCCAGGTCCAAGTAAAAGGCTCAAATCCAGCATCAGGGTTATTATTATTTAGCCAAGTAATCTTACCTGCCGCCTCAAGTCCCTTCGATTTGCAGGAATTAGCAGTGGCTATTTTTTTTGCATATTTAGCGCTTATCTTCGTGCAGTCTGTTGGTTCTTTTGCTAATACAAATTTTAATTTATCAATAGGGTTCATTATTATTCCTGGGCTATTATTTTATGGTGTTGCTGGAGCTGTTTGTGCTGGTGCTGGAGTTTTAATACACGGCTTACACGGTGGCCCAAGAGCTGACCTTACTCCGTCTAAAATGGATGTCATTTGGGCTTTGAAAAAATCTCTCTTTTGAGATGTCGTAGGCCTACTCATTCCACCAGCGGAAGCGTAAGGCTCACACGCTTGTCTCGCCAACTCTATTGCTTCACCAACAGCAGCCGCGTAAAGCATATCCCATTTTCCACGAATATATTTTCCGCTTCTTTGGTCTTTATAACCCCGTGTAATTGCGCATTTTCGCATCTCTCTAATGCACTGTAATAGTTTTTCTCTTGCAATATTGGCTTCATTTTCTAATGCTGGACCAACTTGTGGAGCAACCTGTACGGCTGCAGCAGCTGGCGGGTAGTTGTTTGATGGGGTATAAGGATTTGAAAGATCAAACTTAAAAAGCTCTGGCGGAAAGGGTTTTCCGTTTTGATCATTCCACGTCTCAAAAGTCCAAACATTACCAAGAGTGTTAAAAGTTAAACCATTAATTTGGCTTACACCAGCCTCGTAAGCCTGATTTATTTTTGCTCTTATATTTGCCCACTTTTCTATTATTGCTTTGCATCTTGGTGGTGTAGACGGTGGGGCTGCACTAAGAGCAACTCTTAAAACTTCTATTTTAGCTTTGAGACTGTTCATATTCTTTAATAGATACACTTATCATATGTTTTGCTTTGAGTGTATTTTAATGTGTGAATAGATACGAATTATTTATCAAGGCAATGAATAGACAGGTTGAGCTTTTAACTGTTGAAAATGAGGGCATAAAAGAAAAGGCCCAATGTCCTGAGCTTAATCTAGCAAAAACAATTAAAGAATTATTGACCTCAGTAAATTCATGCTTTACTGCTGGCGGCGGTACAATAACATCTGTTGTTGTTATTGGTATGATAGTAACCAAACTAGGTGAACTTGCAATATCAATGATTAGAGCTGGATCTGTAGCAAGTTGGCTTGATTTCTTTAAGATGCTGTGCGCTTTTATAAAAAGCATAATTGACACACTTTTGCAGATAGGCGTAGCTAACCAGTTTTTGGCAAACCCAGCACTAGTTCAAATATTAGTTCAACAAATTATTGGCAAGCTTGGTTTTATTTTAGGTGAAACATTTTATTCATTTAATCGTTCTGTATTTAATAGTCCACAATTTAGTCAATTTTTAAGCGATCTGCTAATGGGCGGACGAAGCAACACAAACGCTTTTTGTTCCACAATAGCCCAAATGACTGAAGAAGAAGCAGCAACACTAGTTACAGTAATAATGGCTGAATTTGAGAAGGTTTCGTCTGTGTTACAAGCTGGATCTGCTGTTCTTTCACAGGGACTTGCATCGGTTGATTTGCGAGGCGCACTCATTATAGCGATGCTTGCAGCGCTAGGCATAACCATCGCTAGTGGTGGAACCAGCGCTCCCGTTACCGGTCCTATTTTAGCTATTCTTATAGCTGGTTTTGTTCTTCTTGGTCAGAAACCGCCAACCAACGAAGAGCTACGATCAATGGGTATTGAGGTATAACAACATTGAATTGTGTATAAATAACCATGGAAAACTTTTCCCAAGGCGACGAGTGTACCACACGATACAAGAATAATCTTCCTGACTCTGCTTTTCTTTATATAGAGGCTGGTGGCAAAAAGGATTCCGAAGGTAAAACCAAACCTCGTTCACTACGTCACTTTCCTTACAAGGACGCGGACGGAAAAGTTGACCGTGCACACATACTTAACGCGATTGCGCGAATTCCACAGGCTAAATTTTTATCTAGAGTACAAAAAGATCGAATGCAGGCAAGAGCGCGGGGCATATACCTAAAGTTTGTAAAATACAATAGCAAAAAGGCAAACTCTTTTGATCTACTTTTAAATAAATTAGCAGCGGCTGTACACGCGCAGCCTTCTGTTTCAAAAGCCATGGGTGAGTGGTACGAAGATCTGTCTTTTTATAATGCGGAAAGCATGAAGATAGACGAAATGATTAAAGATATTTCTGTTATAATTAAAGAATCAGAGTGCTTAAAAAAATGTCTAGAGTCTGAAACTTTTTTGCTTGGAACTTGGGAAGAGACTTTAAAAACATCAGTTTTGGATAGTTTATTTTTATTGCCGCCGAATAACAACGTCCAACCAAATAATTTAGAAATTAGCGCTTTGACGCATGCGCAAATAATTAATTGGCTAAAAGAAAATTGCACAGGATGTTTTAACAAGCTGTCTGCTGCTGTGAATTTACGACCTTCTATGCCTATGGACAATGTGCCAACACAAAATCCATACCAGTGGTCTGAAAACAAAGAATTTAAAAGAATAATAAATAATCTTGATGGTGCGAGTCTTTTATGTGAAAATGCAAAAAAACCAGAGAACATGCAGAAAATTTATAGTTACTGGTTAGGTCTAATCGCAATAAGACCAGCTCTTGACGCTATTCAACAGCAAGCAGCATTGCGACTTTATATAACTTCAATACTTTGCTAACATGAAAAAGAAATTTAAATCGCTAAGCAAGCTTGCTGATATTTTGGATATGGGTCCACCAACCCCAAATGAAATTTTAGTAGAACGAGCATTTTCTTTTGTTGCGTTGAATATTAGTACATGCATGAAGCAATGTTTAGATGATTTAGCAATCCTCAGAGATCGTGGTAAGAGTAATTGGCATCAAAAACTAATTAGTTATTTAAATCGCTACATAGATGTCTTAAATAGACCACTGTTTAATGGTCAAACTGATATACAAAAAATAAATTTATTAATTGAGGAAGCGTGCAAGTGGATGCGTTCGTATTGTCAATGTACTATGTGTTTTAAAACAGAGCTTGCTTAATACTATAATAATTGGTGGAAACCTGGAAAGCACTAGCCCGTAATCCCAACTACGAAGTCAGCACCGAAGGTCGCGTCCGTGAAAAGGCGCGACCTGTTTTTAACCGTGGTAGGATACACTCAAAACCCCCAAGAACTATTAATCCTTTTATCGACACAGAAGGATACGCGTTTGTAGTAATGCGAAAGCCCATGGGCACTGGAGCAGAGAAAATATTTGTGCATCGTTTAGTAATGGAGGTCTTTGTAGGAGAATGTCCAGAGGAAATGAGTGTTGATCATATTGATAGAAATCGCACAAATAACGCTGTGTCTAATCTAAGATACGCAACAAAGGCTGAACAATCTGATAATAGAGACTTAAGCCGGATATCAGGTGAAAATTCTAAATTTAGCAAGCTGCGTGAAGTAGATGTAGTGGAAATACGTAAAATGTTGGAGATGGGATTTTTGGATTCAATTATTGCACAAAGATTTAGTGTAAGTGCATCTACAATAAAAAATATTAGGACTGGAAAGAGTTGGAAAACGCATGGAATTGAAAATACTAGATGATTTTAAGTATCTGATAAAACCACTACCAAAAGATCAGCGCGATTCATTGCGTGATAATATTCAAAAATATGGTTTGAGAGAGCCTCTTGTTGTATGGAAAGAAAAAAACATACTTGTAGATGGCCATAACAGATATGAAATATGCGCTGAACTAAACATAATACCACCAATTACATATTATTCATTTGCTGATGAAAATGAAGCAAAGATGTTTATAATTGAAAACCAAATAATAAGAAGAAATTTACAGCCGTATGAAAAAATAGAAGTTTACTTAAAAGTAAAAGACTCATTGCATAAGCTTGGAATTGCTGCAAAAAAAGAAAAAGGAAAGCAGAAAAAACACAACACTTTACTTATCTTGGCTGAGAAAACAGGTTATTCTCATGATACGGTTCACAAGGCTTTGTATATAGCAGCAAATGCAGATGAAGACAGTAAAAATTTATTGCGAGACGGCAAAGCCACAATTAATCAGATTTACTCAAGGTTGCGAGATAAAACACGGGGTGGTTTAGCAGAAAAATTTATTGTGCCGCCATTTAGCATTATAGATACAACAACAGAAGATTGGCGATTGCGAAAAAACCATTGGAAGTCGCTTATGGGCGATCTTGGGAAAACTAGAACAGGTGAGTGGGGAACCATAAGCGGATCATCTGGATCTAATACAAACGTGCTTGCCACAATTAACGAAGGCACAAGTAATTTTGACCCTGTTATTATAGAAGTAATGCTTAAATGGTATGCAGGCGATTCCGCGTCAATAATAGATCCATTTGGTGGAGAACAGGCGAAAGGGTTCGTGTGTGGAAAATTAGGACATACTTATTGTGGCATAGAAATACGCCAAGATCAAGTTGACCACAATCGCCAAACAATGGAATCAGCTGGCTTATCTGATTCAGTGGTGTATCACTGTGGTGATTCACGAAACATACTTGAATTAGTTGGTGATGCCCGTTTTGACATGTGCATAACATCACCGCCCTATTATAATCTTGAAGTTTATTCCAAAGAAGACCTTAGCTCACTTGGTACTTACGAAGAATTTATAGAGATGTATAAGGATATTTTGGTAAAGACAGCTTCTCTTATAAAAGAAGGGGGCTTTTTCGTCATTAAAGTAGGCGAAATACGCAAAGAAAACGGTGAGTATTACGGGTTTGTTGGTGACACCATTCAAATACTTCGCGCCACAGGCCTTTCTTTCTATAATGATTTGATAATCAGAAACAATGTGGGTACTGGCGCAATGCGAGCCTCCACTAATATGAGAACGAAAAAAGTAGTAAGGCTGCATCAGAATCTATTGGTTTTTTACAAGGGTGATCCAAGTAATTTAAAAAGCAGTGGTAATGAGGATTAATAGTGAACAAATGGTTAGGATTAAACAGCTGCGCGCAGCTTGGATTGCCGCGTACTGTAAAAGCGCTGGTTACGCTGGAGTTTCATGCCTTACATGTGGTACAACTGGGGTGGCGCTTATTGAGGCTTGTAGAAAAGAGGGT